GCCAAAATCCACGCCTTATAGGCGAAAAGTCCCCGGTTCCGGAATTAGGTGGACTTTCGAGACGGCCCAAGCCGTTCCGCCTTATGGAGACCGAGTTCCCCAAGCCGGAATTAGGTGGACTTTCGAAATCCCGAAGAGAGATTTTCGTCCTGGCCCCTCTGGAAAGCGCCCCGGCCTCTCTGAACTCCCTCTATCGCGTAGCGCTTGACACCGCTCCTGAGAGTGCTAGGCTCCCGGAACTGCCCCCCGCAAGCGGCGAAAGCCCCCGGGGGGCAGTGGCGTTTTAAGGGTGATAATCCGCATAATCCACGGATAATCCACTCTCCAAACCCAAAAAATCTAACCGTATCAACGGTATAATCACCATAATCCATATAATCGGGGATTTGGGGTTGCCGTGTGTGTGTGCGCGCGCACGCGCGACCCCCTTTCTTTTCCTCTTTTTCCCCTCTCTATGACTCTTAAACCATGATTATATGGATTATATGTATTATCCTATTGAAATGACAGGGGAATTTTTGTCGTCAACAAAAATCGGTTTTGAGATAATCGGGTTAGGTGGATTATACCATGCGAAAAGCCTTGCGCATGACCTCTCGGTATGAGAGGTTCAGTCACATGGTGACAATTTTAGGCATAGACCCCGGATTGAACGGCGCCTTTGCCATCTGGCGGGACGGTGACATCGCATGGGTCAGCGATCTCCCGCGCTTTCCGAAATCGTTGAATGTCCACGGCCTCGTGGCCGTGCTTCAAGGTTATTCCATAGATTTCGCGATGCTGGAAGAAGTCCATGCCATGCCGGGGCAAGGTGTAACCAGCATGTTTACCTTCGGGCGTGCCTGCGGAGCTATCGAAGGTGTGCTGGGCGCGCTGCAAATTCCATACCAACACGTTCGGCCCCGGGTCTGGCAGAAGCGTCATAGCATCACGGCCAAGGCCAATGCTGTCGAGAAGGCCGTCCGGTTGTTTCCGTCCTGCGCCGCGTCCCTCACCCGCAAGCTCGATCACAACCGCGCCGATGCGATTCTTATTGCGGAGCATGCCGTGCATGTGTATAAGGAGTTGAGAGAGAATGTATGACAATGGAGACAATGGTGGATTTAATCTTGAACGTGATCCTGTTTCTTGTCCTCGTAGTAGCCCCCTGGCTCTTTCAGGTGTTTCTCGTTTTGTGTGCGGTCGTGTTCCTCCTTGACTTGATGAGGCGGTGACCATGCCGAAACTGTTCGCCTATCAGGACGAGGGGGTCGAGTGGCTGAAGCGCGAGAAGCACCGGCTCATGGCGTGGCAACCCGGAGTGGGAAAGACGCCACCCGCAGTCGTCGCCTGCGAAGACCTCGAAGCGTATCGCGTCCTCGTGCTCTGCCCGCCCATCGCCACGGGCGTATGGGTCAGGCACTTCCTGACTTGGACGAGTTACGGCGTGGTCCGCGTCTTTGACTCCACCGCGACGCAAACGGCGGAAGCCTGGGTCAAGGGCGCGGGCGTGCGCATCGTGCCCTATTCGCAGATTTCACGGCAGAACCGGGTCATCGAGGCGCTGAAGGCCCAACACTGGGACGTTCTGATCCTGGACGAGAGCCATGCGCTGAAGTCGCCCGACGCCATCCGCACCCAGCAGGTGCTGGGCGAAGAGTGTGATCTCATTAAAGGCATCGCATCAGCCGCGACCCGCATCTGGTGCCTGACAGGCACGCCCTTGCTGAACCACGCCGCCGAGTTCTGGCCTGTCCTGCATGCGCTGGCCCCGGAAACCATCATCGTCCAGGACGACAAGCCGCTGACCTACGACCAGTATGTGACCCGCTTCTGCGTGACGAAGCCCACGCTCCACGGGTTCCGCATCGTGGGCTCGCGCAACCATGACGAGTTGTCGAAGAGGATCAAGCCGTTCATGTCGCGCAAGCGCAAGAAGGACGCGGGGCTTCCCCCGCTGATGTTCTCCGAGCTGATGCTGCCGAACGATGCTTCGCTCACGCCGAGCGCCAAGGACCAGTTGCGCGAGCTTACGGGCAATCTCGCCACCTTGGATGACGCCGATTTCCTTGACGCGCTGAAGGAAGGCAATATCGCGCTCGCCACGGTGCGGCGCATCCTCGGGGAGGCGAAGGCGCATCCGGTCGCGGACATCGTGGACGACCTGATGGCGACCGACCCCGACCAGAAAGTCATTGTCTTTGCCCACCACAGGCGCGTGATCGCGGAGTTGAGATTTCGTCTCAATCGTTATGGATCGATCGTGATTGACGGTGCTGTCTCCAACAAGCCGAACGCCCAGGGCTTTTCGCAGCGTGATCTCCTGATCGACAGCTTTCAGAATTCCTCGAAGGTCCATGTCGCCATCCTGCAAATCATCAGTGCCGGGACCGCCGCCACCTTGACAGCATCGTCAACTGTATTATTCTGTGAAGCGTCGTGGGTGCCTGAGGAAAATAATCAAGCGGCTTCACGCTCGCACCGGGTCGGGCAGGCTTCTCCCGTCCTGGCGCAATTCGTGACCCTGCCGAACACGCTCGATGAGCGCATTCAAAGGGTTTTGGCACAGAAATCCAGGGAGATCGGGCTCATCCTCGATCCAGCTTAACATCTTCCCCTCCGTGAACGGAGGAGATTTTCGAAGGACTGGGAAGGCCCATGCCGACGATAGCTTAGCGCCTCCCCGCCCTCAAGGGCGACGTTTCTAGGAGCAACCGATGACGCGATGGACTGTTTATCTTCGTGAGACAACGAAGGGCTGGGACTGGGGGCGCGCGCCCGGGCAATACAGTTGGGGCAGCTACCTCACTCTTGGTCGCGCCAAGGTGGCGGCGAGGCGCAGAATTCTGGGCGTGATCGGCGCCAAGGCGAACCCCGCAGATTTCAAGTTCATCATCGAGAATCGCGTGTCGAAGGAGAACGCCAGTGCTGACTGAAGGAGAGATCGAGGCGCGTGTCCGCCGCATGGAAGAGCATATCGGCTACTTGCTCGCGTCAAGCTACATGCGTGGCCCTGATGGCGAGGCGGCTCTGCGCGATCTTCACCAATGGGCGGAAATCAAGCGCCGGGAAGCGGCGCGTATTTCGGATGGCGATCAGGACAAGCAAGATGCGTGACGAGAGCGGATACGACTGGGACGATGATCCCAATCCGCGCATCGACGTGAAGGTCGAGCTTTGCGTGGTCTGTGGCGCAACCTATCACGGCTTCGGCCATAACGCCGAGCCGCTGAGGACTGGACGTTGTTGCGGTGATTGCAACGTCCTCGTGATCAACAAGCGCCTGGAGAATCTCTCGAAAGGTCTTCCCCGCGATCATCGCTAATCGAAAAGGACAAGAACGGTCATGCCAAAAATCCAACTGATCATCGAGGCCGAGAGCGCGCGGCACCTCGCCTCCGTCATCAACCAGATGGCGCATCGCTACAAGCCCGATTCGACCCTTCTCGACGCGGATTTGAATGCTCCCCTGGCTTCGAAGGCCAACGGCGCCGACGAGCCGTCAGGCGTGACTGCCCCTTACGTGGCGGCCTCTGGTGCTCCCCAGGAGTTCCCTCAAGAAGCCGAGGCGGCAGATCAACCGGCCTCCGCTCCGAAGGCACGTGGCCGTCCCAGGAAGGCCGCAGAGCCCCCGGCGCAGCCCGAAGAGGCACCGGAGGTTGCCCCGGATGAACTCCCTTCCCTGGACGAGCTGAAGCGGGCGATCACCAAGGCGGTGGTGGCGGAACCGCATGGCGGCCCGATCCGTCAGGCCCTCGAAACCTTGCGCCCGACGCTCAAGATCAACCTGATCCGCAACGCCTCGGAGGAACACCGCGCGGCGCTGTGGACCTTCGTGCAGCAGCAGCAAATCCCGGTGGGCGCGGAGGCGTGACCTCCACCCTGCTGGCGACTGTCATCGCCGCAGGCACCGCCTCCGGGACCGCTCCCGGGGGCGGCGCGCGTATAACCGACCCCTGGACTTCCCATCTGGCCGCTCTCGGCGTGGATGTAAACAACAAGGAGCTGATCGTGCTGCGCTTCCTGCTCATGACCAAGCCCCGCACATGGTCCTCGACCGAGATCGCCCGCCATGTGGGCCTGCATCCCTGGTCCGTCTCGCCGCGCATGAAGCCGCTCCAGAAGAAAGGGCTCGTTCAGGCCCATCCACCCGAATACCGGCTGAATTCCTCGAATGTGATGCGCCCCATGATCGTCTGGAGCTACGCTTGAGCCGCATGATCCTCAACTTCGGCCCTGACGGCGTACCCCGGCGCTGGGGCAACCGGCGCTGTGGCGACTGCACGTTGTGCTGCACGCTGGTGCCCATCAAGTCGATGCGCAAACCGGCAGGCGTCAAATGCCAGCATCAATGCCACAAAGGTTGCCGCATCTACGACCGGCGCCCGCTGGACTGCCAGCTTTGGTCCTGCGGCTGGCTTCTCGGCATGGATACTGAGGACATGCGGCGCCCTGATCGTGTGGGCTACGTCATCGACTGTCTGCCTGATACCATCCACATCACGCCACGCGGCGAAACGGGGGCGGTTGCAGTGCCTGCGATGCAGGTGTGGGCCAATCCCAGGCACCCCGACGACTGGCGCCGCGACAAGCATCTCATCGACTACATCGAGCGTCGCGGCTGGGAAGGCTGTGCCACCATAATCCGGCATTCGGCAGCTTATGGGACTGTCATTCTTTGCGGAGCCTTCGGTCCTTGGTCCGAGCATTACAACCGCTGTAATTTCGGCTTGAAGCCCGGCGAGGCGTGGCAGGAAGAGGAAGAGGAAACAAGGTGAACATCCAGCCGGGACGCAAGAAACCCGCGCATGCGCTTCTGGCGCCGTCGAAATCCGACATCTGGCTGAACTGCCTGGCCGCGCCTGCGCTGTGGGCGCAGCTACCAGCGGTTCCGGCAGGCTTCGCGGCTGAGGAAGGCACGCTCTGCCACACGCTCGCCCAGGCCGCGCTCTCGATCAACGATATCCCTTGGACAGCGGGAATGAAGTTCACGGTCGAGAACCGCGAGATCGAGATCACCGACGACATGCTGAACGTGCTTCAGCTTTACGTCACGCTCGTCGCGGACCTGCGGGATCGACTGTCTTGGTCGCATGTCGAGCAGCGCCTGGACATCTCGGGGCTCTGGACGGGCGAGGCGCAGGCATCGCCTGAGGACGTGTTCGGAACGGGAGACTTCATCGGATGCGGCGACGAGCATGGGATCGGCTGGAACGTTCTCTACGTGATCGACCTGAAATATGGGCGCGGGCACGCAGTCACGGTCGAGGAAAACACCCAGTTGATGATCTATGCCATCGGGGCGTTTCAGAAGCTGCTCAAGGAGCGGCCCGACCTCGCCGCGAAGGTGCGTCTCGTGAACCTCGTGATCGTGCAGCCACGCGCGGGCGGGGCGCCGGTCAGGACATGGACGATCCCACTTGGTGAAATTCTGGCCTGGGCGCATCTCACGCTGAAGCCTTCGATCGACCAGATCAACAGAGGCACGCCTTCCGAGCTGAAGGCGGGGCGCTGGTGCTACTTCTGCCAGGCCGGTCCGATCTGCCCCGCTCTCAGGGCGCTCAAGATGGCGAACGCCGTGGAGGCGCTCCCGGAATGGAATGAGGAAGATTACGTGTGACTGGCTTAATTCCCACGCCTCGCGATAGCCCGACACGTGCCGCCATGATGCAAGTGGCCGAGCAGGCTTTGGCACAATATAAACTAGAAATAGCGGTTGACAATGCTATTGGACAGTTTAAGAGTAATCCTAGCAACAATACGCTTTACACTCTCATTATCGTCATTTCGCAACTACCCCGGGATACCTGCGGAATGATAGCGGACGCTATTTTTGCTAACCTGCGGGGCGGCTACAGGCGCGTTCCGTGGGCGTCGGACCCTCTAGACCCTCTGAGAAAAGGACACTTTCACATGGCAACCAAGGCATTTCTCACCCCTCCGGGAACGGCTTCGTTCCTCAATCTCGAAAAGCCCCGCATCATGCCGGGGATCGTCAACGCCGAACCCCGCTACTCGATGAGCCTCATCTTCGACAAGGCGGCCCAGGCTTCCCCCGAGTTCCGCACTCTCCAGGATGCCTGCGCCGAAGCCGCCCGCGATTTCTTCAAGGGCAAGATGCCGCCCAACATGCGCTCCTGCTTCCGCGACGGCGCCGAGAAACAGGGTCAATACGAAGGCTATAAAGCCGGTGACATCTTTATTCAGCCCTGGAGCAAGAACAAGCCTGGAGTGGTGAATCGCGCCCGCCAGGAAGTCATCGACTATACCGAGTTCCATGCAGGCTGGACGGCGCGTGCCTTCGTGCGCCCCTTCGCCTACGACCAAGCCGGGAACAAGGGCATCGGGCTGTTCCTCGACGTGGTGCAGTTCCTGAAGGCCGGAAAGCGCCTCGACGGCCGCCTGAGCGCGACTGAAGCCTTCCCGCAGGACAAATACTCCCAGGACGAGGACGACGAAGAGGTTTGAGATCGGAGCGTTATCCCCCTAGCGCTCCGTAGGTCCGCCGTCTCTTGAAGTCTGCCCCCCAGCGCGGGAGGCGGCGGACCGAAACTTCGGGACCGGAAAATTTTTGTGGAGGATTTCACCTTGAACGAGGCCAAGCCCTTTAAAGACCAGCTCACCGACATGGAACGGGAGATCACCAAGGAAGTCGAAGGCATGACGACCCGGAACCAGCGTCCGACCGTGTTCGCCAAGCCCGCGCCGCTGCCCGTGACGGAACCCGCCCGGAAACCCATCGAGACGGTGCTGGAGCAACGGCGATCCGTTCATGGCGACTTCCACCAGGACGCCCGCATTTCACAGGCGCTTAAGCATGTGATCCGGGACGGGGTGAACTGGCCGAACCTCTCGCCCGAGGCGCGGGAGGCGCTCGACAACATCATGACCAAGGTGGGCCGCGTTCTCGCAGGCGATCCCCATCATCCCGGCCACTGGGACGATGTTGTCGGCTATGCGACGCTGGTTCTTCGCACTCTCTCTTAGCCTCGCCGCAGGCCCCGCCTTCGGAGCCTGCCATCACTTTCGGATTTGGCACTATCGTCACCCGCAGCCGCCCTGCGAGAGCGTGGCCCGGGCGACCGTGCCTGTGGTGCCCGCGCCCGTGCCTGTCTACGCACCCGCACCCGTGACCACGACGCCCCGCCTCGACGCGCTGGAACTCCTGCGCCGCAGGCTCGCTGACGAGAGCATAATCGAACTCCTGCGCGAGAAGCTCAATCGATGGCCGTGATTGTCCACATGGATTTCGAAGTGTCAGGCGTCGCCGAGCTGCCCAAGGTCGGCGCCGATGTGTGGACGAAGCGCAAGGATACCTTCCCCACGCTGTTGTCCTTCGCCATCGATGACGACCCCGTGGACACCTTCGTCTTCGACAAGCGGAATTACCACAAGTCCACGGCGAAGGTTCAGGAACGCCTCGCCGTGGTCACGGACCCGCATGTCGAAATCCATGCCTGGAACGCCGCTTTCGAGTTCATGGTGTGGAACAACATCTGCGTGAAACGCTACAAATGGCCAGCTATTCCTATCGAGCGCTTTCATTGCACGATGGCGCAGGCGGCCTGTGCTGGCCTCCCCATGACCTTGGACCAAGCCTCGCAGGTGATGCAGACGGGCTGGCTGAAGGACATGGCAGGCGCCCGCAACATGAAGCGCATGGCGCGCCCGCGCCGCGACGACCCTCAGGAATGGTGGCATCTCTCGGATGATAAGCTGGCGAAGGACAACTTCGACGCGCTGATCGCCTACAATCGCAACGATGTGGAAACCGAGCGGGCGATCTATCAAGTGACCCCGCGCATGACGGAAACCGAGCGCCGCGTCTGGCTGATCGACCAGAGGATGCAGGCTCAAGGGCTTCCCGTCGACCTCGACCTTCTCGACAAGCTCGCCACGCTCACCGAAACGGAACTGCACCGGCTCAACCTGATGCTCGACGCCGTGACTTCAGGCAAAATCACGTCCGTCACGCAGAACGCTCGCCTCACCCAGTGGCTGGAGACACGCGGCTATCGCAACGAGAGCAAGAAGCCGCGCCGCCTCGTGACGGGCGGCATCGTCTATCCCAACACGCTGGAGCGTGACAGCGTCGCCCGCTACCTGCATACCCCGCACTTCAGGGGGCTTCCCCTGGAGGCACGCGAGGCGCTGACGCTCCGCTTCGAGGCGGGCAAGACCTCGACCACCAAGCTCGCTTCGGTGAAGGCTTTCTCCCAGGTGGACGGCCACGCCCGTTACCTCGCGCAGTATGGCGGCGCGGTGCGCACCTTGAGGTGGGCGGGCCGGGGTCCGCAGATACAGAATTTCCCCAGGCCCATCGTCGATGGCGTCGGCGACGCCATCGACGCCATCAAGGCAGGCGCGGACACCGAAGCTCTGAGACTCCTGTGGGGCAAGCCGCTCGACGTGGTCAGCTCGTGCCTGCGCGGGCTCTTCGCCACCCCTCCTGATGAGCGCTTCGTGGTCTGCGACTACGGCCAGGTCGAGGCCCGGGTGATCGCGTGGCTGTCGCTGCATGGCGGGATGCTCCAGGTGTTCGGTGATCCCAATCAGGACATCTACGTATTCACCGCAGCCCAGCAGGGCTCCGACAACCGCCAGTTCGGGAAAGTCCTGGTGCTGGCCTGCGGCTACGGCATGGGCGGCCCCAAGTTCCAGGAAACA